ATCAGAGGAATTGAGCATGTCTAAGAATCATCAAGGAGTAATTGTAACCAAGCTCGCTGACCAAAGTATGCCCGATGATTTCATCGAACATATGCTTAAGGCGCGGCCAAGTACAGCAGGTTTTGCTGTCGCTGAGATCATCGGCGAGAATGGCATCGTCAAGGTCGACGGTTCAATCGAAGGTGACGTTACTCGCGATCAAGTCAAGGCTATGCAGGAAGACTACAAGGACAGTACTTGTGTTTTCTATTTCAGCATCTTTCCGACTGGCTTCAGCCCTAATTGCGCGCAACCCTTCATCGCGTTGGAAGAAGATGGAGCAGATGGAGCAGATCTCGTGGTCTTCATCGAGATAGATGAAGCTTCGAAACCGTTACCTTCTTCTAAGAATTCTCCTGAATTTGATACCTTCATGAAATTCATCAAACCAGCATTGGTTCGCATCTGGAAAAGTTGCAATCAGGATATAGTCGAAACTATGCAAGAGATTGCTACAGATCCTGGTCTACCTGATTTGATTGGTATGTTATACGATAAACAAGCTACAGTGTTAATGCTCGGCGCTAATGGCGAGATGATTACATTCGGCAGGAACGAGTCTGAAGTATCCTATGATTGGGGTACCGCATCAGCTACATGTGGCTACGGCGATAAGAAAACTGTAGTCGAAAAGGTAGCTGAAACTGTCAGGCGTGGCATGGGTAGCGGTCGTTTGCGAGGTGCAACAGCCGCAACTAGTCCTGGCTCATCCAAGGTATCAGAAGATGTTGCAAACAGCGGGGGAAGTGAAGCTGAAAAATACCATGCCCCTCCCCTTAATGCTACCAAGCAGGAAAAGGGACAATGGTATCTGGACCATAACGAAGGTATTATCCCTCCGGGGTATAAGACGTGTCCAAAGATTCTGAAATTGGAATTTCGTCAGATTAAGAGTCTGAAAGATCAGAAACTCGAACAAGTCGCAGCGGCTAAACGACCTATTGCGGATGTAGTTCCAGTCAGACAGAAGAATGGCGATAAATCTATCGATGCTGCGAAAGGCAAAGCAGTTACCGCCGAGGTCTTGCCAGTAATCCCTCCTACTCAGCTCAAAAAGCTTGCCGAATTCATGAAGACTTCTCTTGTTGGGAAGAACATCAACGAAGGCAAAAGCATCCTCGATCCAGAGCGCTTTGTGGATATGGAGAAGAAATATTCTTCCTTCCCCGAAGTTGCTGGTCTTAAAGGATTGGAAGAAACATTTCCTTGGCTTTTCGAAGCATATGTTAAACTCGGTAAGGATGTCGGCATCGAAGCTCTTGCTCTGCTAGCATTCAATCTGACAATCGCATATCAGAAATATCTCGCTGCTGATGATGATGCGCCAGCAGTTGAAGAAGAAATCAATACAGAAGTCGTGAATGATCCTCCGAAATCTCGTTTCAGCGGAAGCCGTAATCTCCGCAGATAGCTAGGTGCTTGAGAAGCGACGCTCAAGTATAGCGCAGTATCCGGACAGTAACTGCGCTAGAGTCGGAGGTTTGTCTGCCGCTAGCAAGCTTCCGACTTCCTATTTTCATTGGAGGGAACCATGTTGTCTATACGTAAGAAGGTTGAAACTTTTCAAAGCCAAGTCATCAAAGATAGAGAAACGATTCGTCGTCTCAGTCAGATGACTTCACCATTCACCCCTGATATGCCATTTCTTCAAGAACATATGAGACATCTGATCTTTGTGTTCGACGATATGATGAAGGGGAAAAAGAACTTTGATTTGATTGCTGAAACTAGTGTGACCGGTGTATGGCCTCTAGCCCATGTTTATACTGTCGATAACTTTTATTTCTGGAAAAAAGAATTAGGTGAATTATCCTATCCCATAGCATTAGATAAACCAGTAACAGGTTATACTCGATTCGATCGGGAACCAGCTAAAATCTGGGGACAACTTTATGCAATCCGTCCAACTGCGTTTAATAAACTTGATATTGAACGCGAGAATGGTGTTCAGTATACTCGCCGTCGCATAGAAGTTCTTTGCCCTTACACTCATTGGGCTCCTTCTCCTTCTATCGAAGAAGTTACATTATCAGCGTGGATGTACGTTGGTAACCATGAATATTGGGATGACCAATTGGCTGGCATTCATACCAGCAAACCTATTGATAAAACCGATGATCCACGCCAGTGGTTAGGTAAGCATTTTAGATTTAAATAAGTCTTTACAATCATATCTAGGTATAGTATTATGCATCCTCCAATCTACATAGAAATAGAACCAAGAGTGAATAATATTCATTCGGTATCTACCGAAAAGATACATACAAAATATTTAGATTGCGATGCTCAAGACTCTAAAATAATTAGATCTCTCCGTAGATCTAGAATGAGATCATTAGCTAGAACCAAAGGTAGTAAACCTATAGGTCGACCTAGATTGTATAGTAATTGAAAATCATACAACAACATATCCCATGTGAAAGCTGTGGCTCTTCTGACGCTAAATGCATCTATGAAGATGGTCACGGCTATTGTTTTAGTTGTTGTGAATATTTTCCTGCAGAAGGACAAGATGTTATTTCAGAAGAAACGTATAGTTATGAGTTCCTCCCTTGGCGAGGTATTAATAAATCAACATATCAAAAGTTTGGAGTTAAGACTAAGATTAATGCAGAAGGTAAGCCTATTTCTATTGGCTTTGATTACCCTAATGCTAGTACTAAGATAAGGCAAATAGATCAGAAGGCATTTCATTGGGAGAATGTAAATGGTAAGGCAGGTTTGTTTGGTCGTAATATATTCTCGGCCGGTAATGGTAAGTATATTACCATAACAGAAGGGGAACTGGATGCGCTCACCATTTATCAGCTTCTTGGCACACCTGTGGTTTCTGTGCAAAGTGCTAGTAGTGCTCGCAATGACTGTGCTTTGGAGAGATCCTTTCTACAAAGCTACGACAGAATATATCTTTGTTTTGACAGCGACGAAGCCGGGCGACGAGCAACTGAAGAAGTGGCTCGACTGTTCGACTTCAATCGAGTGTATCACATCAAGCTTTCCAAGCATAAAGACGCCAACGAATACCTCACTTCCGGAGACGGAGACGAGATAAGAAATCTCTGGTTAAATGCTAAGAAGTATCTACCAGATTGGATAGTATCAACTAACGCTGAGTTCGAAAAGATCCTACTCGAACCTGTACGCCATGGAATTGCATGGCCATTCCCAACCCTGAACTATATGACATATGGTATCAGGACTGGAGAGAGTGTTCTGTTAACTGCCCAAGAGGGCGTAGGCAAAACGGAGATCATGCATGCTGTTGAACATCAAATCCTCAGATCAACCAACGATAACGTCGGAGCGATCTTTCTGGAAGAGCCTAAGAAGAGGCATCTCCAGTCTCTGGCTGGTATTGAAGTCCAGAGACCCGTACATCTTCCGGACTGCGGTATTGAACCTAGTGAGGTCTACAGTGCTCTCACCCGCCTTGTTCGCCGTGATGACCGTCTTTATGTTTATTCTCACTTTGGGAGCGACGATCCAGATGTATTTCTGGATGCGGTTCGAATTCTCGCTGGTCAGTATGCTTGTCGGTATATCTTTTTCGACCATGTTGGGATGGCTGTTAGCGGTCTGGGGGGTGAAGATGAGAGAAAAGCCCTTGACTACATCGTCACCCGACTCGAAATGATGGTGAAGGAATTAGACTTTGCTCTACTCTTTGTGTCGCATGTTAACGATCTAGGCCAGACCCGAGGTAGCAGAATGATCAGCAAAATAGCTGACATTCGCATCGATGCTACCCGTGATATAACGGCCAGTGACAGGTTGACGCGCAATACTACGCATCTCACAATAAGCAAAAACCGCTTCTGTGGACGGACCGGTCCTGCTGGTAATCTTGTATTTGATCCTGTGACTTATACTTTATCAGAGGAACTTAGTTATATCCCTGCCAACGATAACGATGCAGTAGGAATGGCAGAAGTTGCCTAAAAAATTGCCCGAAAAATTTCGAGGTCAGTTTAGGTGATAACTTTTTCAAATCAAGAGGTGGAAAATGGCCAGGAACCGATTCTGTACAGGATGTGGGAAGACATTTTCCCAGACCCATTTACTACGTAACCATCGTAGAACTGATCGTTGTGGCGGAGAGTTTATACCGATGTATAAACGATGGGACATAGATGTCAAACGTGAACAACGTGAAGCAGTAGCTCGAATCATTCGATGGGAGGTAGAGCGTGAAAAGAACAGCAATCATTATCACCGCAGAGCTACGCAATTGGCGAGACGATCCAGAAAATGGAGTGTTCTGGGGGAACATCTATTCGGATACGAAGGAAAGGTTCGCCGACGGACGCTTTATTCATACAAGTCGTGTACTTAATGTAACTGAGACTGCTGATTATTATTTAGTCGTAACTACGTATTCAGTTTATCAATGTTATAAGAAGTACAGGAGCCAATAGGAGCCTCAAAACAGGGGTTAAAATATTCAGGCTATCCCTGTACCTGGAAACTAAAATAACGCATCAGTGAGCTTGCTAGAGCTTCCTAGCACCTATCTACAGGAGATAGACTATGATTGAGGTATGGGTTCTGATAATGTTCTGTCTCAGTATCGCTCATTGCGATAATGATGATGCTGTAGTCTTCGCTAGAGTATTTGAAACTGAGCAACAGTGTCACCAAATTGGTAATGAATTAATAAAACACAATGGACGGTTTGCGTTTGGCCATACAGCTTTATGTGTCAAAGGTGTGAGATGAAATGTGGACTGGCGAGATACGCGAGTGGACTATCCGAGGTGGGGAACTAGACGGTAGAATTTACAATAGTAACAACTGTCGTTGGACTAACTGGGAGTATCCTAATGGAGCGTTTATCGGTATTCACATTTATCATTATCCTAATTTTAATAGGATTGAATGTATTTCAACTTCTGAAAGAGACGGCTCCGTCGCCTATCAAGCCTACAACAATTACATGCACCTTACATTAGGTAAGGAATGGTATTATGATCTTAAGCAAACAGGTACATGGAATCCATGTCCCTTACATTTTAAATTAATATTGGATAAAGAACCTCATAAGCATTTTCTATACCAAGCAGGTTGTTTAGTATCTATTCGTCCTTGGGGACGAGAACTATTTAGCGAGAAAGACATGACAATTATAGACGACGATCAAGATCCAGATAAGGAGGCTGAAGTCATATCACACCCTAAGTTATCAATTATCTCAGGTGGCAAGGATAATACAGGTAATTGGTTAATAAATCTTAAGGAAGGTTCTGTCTTTCTGTGTCGACATAAGAAGAAATCTCCTACTGGCGATGAAGATTTTATATTAATTCAATTTCATATCAAGAAGAAGTGGGCAATGGCTGTGTGGATTCACAGCAATTTCCCTATGCATCAAGCAGGTGATTACTTTGTTCATTCGTTGAAGTTTTCACAACAGCATGAACTGATTGACCTCTTACAGGATGGAGAGCCCGATGGCTTTGGGAGACAAGACGAGGAAGACGGAAGTTGAAGACAAAGCTCCTGAATCTGGTCTGGAAAAAACTGTACATTTAAACTTTCATCTTACTGGTGAAGGAGTAGATAAAATAGATTGGATGGATTGGATATTAAGAGCTAATGATGAAGAAACACCATTCATTGCTACCCATGCTGGAGTAAATATATATTATATAGAAAAGAAATAAATGATAATTAATATGACTAATCCAGAGACCTGGAGAACCATGACGGCTCTCCGGGAAAGTATTAAATTTTATAATGATAATAATATTACCGGAAAATACGATAGTGCTTTACAAAAAGAAAAACGTATGTTACAGTTTTATTTTGATGCGATTAAATTAGGCAATCAAGAGATTGCCGCATAGGAGGTAATATGGTTAAGCGACCACCGTTTGAAGAAGCGAACTATCCCCCACCGCCCGGCAGAACCAATGCTCAATGGATCCTCTTTGGGATTATCATTGCAGCAGTAGCAGTTATCGCTGCGTTTAGCTATAACTACTGGGATTATGCCGATTGGATCGGCACCATCCATAAGCCCTGATGATCTGGTCTACCCTACGGGGTAGACTTTTAGGATATATATTTGAGAGTTATCTGCGACATCGAAGCTAATTCATTAAACAATCCCAGCAAGATCTGGTTGATTGTTTGTAAGGATATAGATACTGGTGATTATCATATCTTCAGGAGGATATCGGAAGATGCTGAAGAAGCTAAACGCTGGTTATTGTTTTCTAATCTGGTATCTCTATGGGTGGGTCACAATTGGTTGGGGTACGATCTTCCTAATCTCAGACGTCTTAATCTTGGTAATAATATACATGGTACTCACCTCGATACTCTGATAATCAGTAAGCTAGTTGATTACAGTCGAGGTGGTCATAGCATCGAAAAGTACGGAGAAGAATTTAATTTTCCGAAAGGAAAGTTCTCAGACTGGACTAAATATTCTAAAGAAATGGAGGACTATTGTGTTCGTGACGTTGACATTACTCTCCGTATCTATCTCAAGTATAGCCGGTACATACTGGATAGTAAGCATAGATCAGCAATCACCCTTGAACATGATTTCCAGGCTATTGTTAATAGCCTCAGTGAGCATGGCTTCGGCTTTAATAGGACTAGGGCTGTTAGTCTACTTAGCAGAGTAGATGCAGACTTAGCTGTATTAGATAAAGATATTCATCAACAATTCCCTCCTAAGTTTGTAACAATAAGAACAATAATCCCTAAAGCTACTAAGTATGGGACAATTTCCCTTACTAGTATACCTAAACAATATCGTGGTGACTTAACAGGGTTTGAAATAGGCGTTCCCTTTAATTATGGTAAACATGTAGAGTTCAACCCTGCCTCCCACAAACAAATTATCGACGTATTGTGGGAAGCGGGGTGGAAGCCGGAAGATAAAACGGTTACCCACTTAGATACTGAAAGACGCATTCGTCAGCTTAAGTACACAAATCGTAGGGATAAGACACTTGACTTAGAGTTAGAGTTATGCAACAATAAGATACTAAAATTACAAACTTATGGTTGGAAGATCAACGAACATAATTTAGGTACTTTGCCAAAGGGGGCGCCAGCCTCCGCTAGTACCCTAGCAAAACGTATCTTGCTAGAGTCCAGACGCCGAACCCTAACTGAATGGTTAGGCCTTGTATCTGAAGACAGCCGGATACACGGTAAATTCTACGCCATCGGCGCCTGGACCCATCGCATGGCGCACCAAGCGCCTAATACTGCGAACATCCCCAACGAGTTAGACACCTTTGGTAACAGAAAGCTCTTAGGCAAGGAGATGCGCCAACTATGGCGCGCACCCAAGGGTCGCTTTCTCGTTGGAGTTGACGCGGAAGGTATTCAATTACGTATCTTTGCCCATTATATCAATGATGCAGAGTTTACCGCTGCACTCGTCAATGGGAAGAAGGAGGATAAGAGTGACCCTCACTCTCTCAATCAGAGAATTCTTGGCTCAGTCTGCAGAAGTAGACAAGCAGCTAAACGATTTATTTATGCTCTACTACTTGGCGGAGGCATATCCAAACTCACCGAGATATTGGGTTGTCAACAAGTGGAGGCCGAGGACGCTCTTGAGCGTCTTATGGTACGATACACAGGCTTCGATTTACTCAAGAGAGAGGTTATACCGCAAGACGCTAGGCGCGGGTGGTTTACCGGTCTTGATGGAAGACCAGTTCCCATACCTGCCGATACGGTCAGCGGTAGAAAACATCTCGCGATGTCTGGCTACCTCCAGAATGGAGAAGCCCTCGTCATAAAGAACGCTGCCGTGCTGTCCGCTCCTCTCCTGAAACAGCACGACAGCTTCTTTGTCGACATCGTTCATGATGAATTTCAGATAGAAACTCCCCGTGATATAAACATAGCTTTGAAGATAGCTGGTATAGTCGATAGTAATATCGTTAAAGCAGGTGAGATATTAAATCTTAAATGCCCAATGGCTGGTAGTTATTACAACGATGATCATAAGGACTATACGATTGGAACTAATTGGTATCAAACACATTGAAAGGAAAGAATATGTATTTGATTAGAAGTGTGACTTACACCGTCATTGATGTGGTGTTCATCCCATTGAAGACATATGATAATTACATTAGGTGATATATGCCAGCATTTGAAGTAGATTATTCCGGTAAGGAATTAATATTCGCGACTCATCCAGTCAATGCATTGGATGATGATGAAGCAGAGGATTTTACTATCGAGTATGTCAGAGAAACATATCCTGAACTGCTTGATGTAACCGTAGAATCAGTAAGAAAGTTAAAGGACTAATGGCATCAACAACTGTATATGTTAAGGGTAAGGCTAAGTTTGTACATGTATTTCAACCAGATATGAAATATAATAAGTGGCAAGTATTGTTATACCCTGATGAGCCTTCCCTTAAAATCATAAGGAAATTACAAGATGAAGGTATAAAGAATAAGTTGAAACATGATGATGACGGCTATAACATGACATTCTCCCGTCCTACCTTTAGAGAAGATCGTAGAACTGGAGTGACTACACCATTAGCACCACCAATAGTACGGTCTGCTGATGGTAAGACACCACATCCAGAAGCAATCCAGATTGGTAATGGATCTGATGTTCAGATTGGACTTGAAGTTTATGATCATGCTCAACCTGGTACTCTTAAGAAAGCTAAAGCTGCTCGGATGAAATCTATTCGAGTGGATAACCTAGTTCCTGATGAAAGATATATCCAGTCTATGGAAGCTGGAGATGAGATAGGAATGCAACCATGATAATCCAATGAGTGATTATGATTACGACCAATGCGATTGTGTATACTGTGAAAACTTAATAGGACTTAATAAAATGTCTGCAAGAAAAGAAAACTATATGGTCGAAGGTGGTTATTACTATGACACCGAAGACGAAGCCATTGATGCTGCTAAGAAGCGTGTCAATAAAACGTCAGATGATCATAAGATTTACAAGGCAATTAAGTTAGTCTCTCCCTTGATTCCTAATGTTCAGGTGACGGACGTTACGTGATGGAAGATTATCCAGACGTATTTACACTAGAGATTGGAAATAAAATGACTGAAGTAAAGAAGAACTTCCGGCATTCGTACAACGAATACGAAACGCTTGAGGAAGCAGAACGTCATGCTCAGCGCGATACTGCGCGTGAACTGCGTTCACAGAATATTTGGCAGCGTATTCGGGAAACTGTTGTTCCCGCTATTGACATCGTCATCAATCCTGTTGATGTGAAGATCGAAGCTGCTAAGTAACACCTAGCGCCGAGGTATATCGGCGCACCATTTCTAAATCGCGAAGCGATGTAACGTTTGCTTCGCAAACTACACCTGCAAGAGGCAGTTTCATCAGTGGAGAATCCCGCAGATGCCAGCCCAGGAATTCCAACCTCCCTCCGCAAGGACTTGCAGCATGGCAGCACCAGTTAGGTCAATCGTATTGTTTACCAATTAGTAAGTGGTAAACTAAAGAGTAAACTAATCTCGTGTGCGCTGGTGTACTCCACGCCTATGGATGAAACCTTGGGTGGAGCATGGCAATTCCCTAGGTATAGCCTGGGGGTAAATCCCTCAAACTAATGAGCTTTATCTCATGATTCTGATACCGGATGTATCGGGACCGCCAAGCTAAGCGATGTGTGTGATACTGGGTGCAATCTCCATGTTAGGCCCCTGGTGACCTAGTTAATTAGGAACGAGCACATGTGAGACCTCGACCGGTGAGCACGCCGGGATAATAAACAGTGTAGACACGCTAGAAGTTCCAGCAGGTTAAGGGTAATACCGTAAACTGGATCAAGGATGACCTCCTAAGGAGGACCTAGCAAGCACTTCCCTTCCGTCGAAACAACTG